GAAGCAGGGATGAGGTTGCGGTTCCGCTGGTCACCTCGACCGCGAGGGCGGAGCAGAGGGGGCGGTTGCGGCGGTTGAGGGGCAGCACCCAGCACTTCTCGACCGCCAACCCCTCGGCGAGAGGGGACAGGCGTTGAAAGACCTTTTGCGGGGCGTCCATCTTCTCCGCGACCATCTTCCCCGCCTCCCTCTCCCGCGTCCGCCGCATCGCTTCCGCGATGCACAGGATACGCGGACCGAAGGCAGGACCGAAGACGGCGGAGAGGGCGAGTGGATCGACCTCCGAGCTGACCCAGGCCAAGCCGCCACGCTCGTCAATCATCGCGGCCCGGGTTGCGAGGCCGTCCGCGATGATGTCGACCAACTCCGCGTCAAGCAACGCCCGCGGCCCGAGGCGGGCCAAGCGGGCGGCGGCGCCCTCGTCCTCGCGGACGATGGACACCGACCGCGGGAGGTTGCCCTTTTTCATCGGGCCACCTCCTTGCCAATGCGGACGGCCTCGACGCTGTAAGGGAAGCCGTAAGCGTTGCCGAGGTTGACCACGAACCCCGCGAGGCGTAGGCGAGTCGTGCGAAGCGTGGGGTCAGCGACCTTTTCGCGGCCCGCGTTGAAACGCTGAACGAGGGACAGGGCGGCGGCGTAGTGGTTTTCGATGGTGTCGAGGTCGTGAGCCCAAGGGGTGATGAGGAAACCCGGGTCCTCTTCGTGCCAGCGGGACAGGAAGCCAGCGACAACGCGGGCGGGGTGGTTGTCGGTCGGTCCGCAATAGCGAGTGCGGATGGTTTCAAAGTGTCTCATCGGGTCCAAGTCCGCGGATTGTTGCGGAGGCGTCGGAGGTTCAGCCAAGTAAGGACAGCGGTCACGAAAGCGGGCAGACGCTTTCGAGGGCTGGTCGACCTTGCGGCGGTCGGCGTGCCGTGGATGCGGTATTGCATAACGCCCCCCAGCCTGCCCGTTTCCGCCGCCTCCGCAAGTAGAGAGTGCAGACCCGCCGCCGCCCCTACGCGGGCGGGCGGGCAGGGTGGCGAGGCAAGGGGAACCTGGGGCGTAGGAGATCCGGGGGGGAAGCTGCCCGACGCGCCGACCAGGACCGCGGACCCGGTGCGGCCGTTGCCCTGCGACCCGCCGGCAATCGGGCAACGCGGGCGGGCGGACCGACCCACCGCCGGCCCCGCGTTCGACCAAACCGGCTCGCGGACACGCAACCCAAGGCGGAGCGGGCAGGACGCGGTGGGCAATGTGGGCGGAACGGAAAAATCGCCCTCGCTCGCTTTGCTCGCTCGGGTTGGACGATGTAGGCTAGCGGGATTAAACGAAACAGGCCGAGCAACCGAGTATCAAGTTTTCCGCATACCCCGCCGTATGGGGTCGGTTTTTCGGGGAAAAAATCTTCTCCCCCTGCTCGGAAAAATCTCTGGACTTGGAAAACTTTGTGCTACATGCTTTTGCATGCCCAGCCAGCCGCCGGATCCATATGAGCGGAACTTCAACTTCACGGAGTTCAGCCAGATCTACCCGCTCAAACAGCAGCCAGGCCAGCAGATCGACATCGAGCTCAACGATGTCCAGCAGACCGTCAATCAGACAGTCAACCGACTTAATGAGATCCAGAATGACGATGGTTCACTACGGATCCCGGGCACCTTGCCCTGGTATCAGGAATACCTCAGCGGTGTTTCCGCGGCCGTTTCCTCGGCTGAGCAAGCCGCGGAATCGGCTGCCGCAGCCTCGGAAAGCTCGGCCTCAGCCGGAGACCACGAGCTGAACGCCTACACTAGCGCACAAGCCGCAGGAGCGTCGGAGACTGCAGCTGCTGAAAGCGCCCAGGAAGCCGGGGTTCAGGCCGCGGCAAGCTCGGCCAGCGCCGATGCCGCGGCGCAGAGCGCGGCGGACGCCGATCTATCGGCCCAGGCTGCCGCGGCATCGGCTGCCAGCATTAACCCGAACGACTACATCCCCCAGCCGGCGGTTGCGCCGGTGGCGGATCAGATCCTGGGATACGACGGTACTGCGTGGGTTGCGCAGGACAAAAGCAACCCGTTCAACCAGGACCTAAACACGACGGACAGCCCCAGCTTCGTCGACCTTACCCTAGGAAGCGCCGAGTCCTATGCCTTCAAGTGGATTAGCTCCGGGGCCGAGGGCGGTCTTTATTACGAGAACCTTCCGATTGTCTCAATCGACGGTTTGGGCCTGCAACTTTTGCAAAGCGGGATGTCCGTCACCTTCCCCGATTCCACCACGCAGACGACAGCCTTCCAGGCTTCGATGCTGAATCCCATCGCCGAGAAGCTGACGAACACCATCAACTGGACAGGTGACTACGACAACGGCGTCACCTACGCCGCTGGTGACGGTGTCAGGTTCAATGGCGCCTACTACGTTTTGAAGGCCGGCATCGGAGCTGCTGGCTACGATCCTGCTGGCTACCCCGCCTCGTGGACAACTCACATCCCAGCGGGCCTTCCCGCACTTGCCAGCACCAACACCTTCGCGGCATCGCAGGTCATTGAAACCACCAGCACCACGGCAGCTTTGCGGGTGACGCAGTTGGGGACAGGTAATGCATTTGTGGTCGAGGACAGCGCAAACCCGGACAGCAGCCCCTTTGTCATCACGGCAGACGGAAATGTTGGCATTGGTCGCTCGCCCACGGCTGGCTACAAGTTGGATGTGGCTGGTCAAATGGTTGTCGCCGCTGGCAACACAAGCGCAACATTTGCTTCGGGTGGTACAACTATTACGGCTGTAAGCACAGCTGTTGGACTGACTATCACTAACACAGGCACGGGCAACTCCTTCGTTGTGAATGATGAGTCGGGGGACACATCTCCATTCATCATCGATGCGAGCGGCAATGTGATGGTTGGGACGACTTCCGCTGGAGGCAAAATGACCGTTGTGGGCAGGAGTTACTTTACGGATGCTACATCCGCTGGCGGCAACCCCGTGCTGTGGGCAAGGCAGCAAAGTGCATCGTCTACCGCAATCGCCTTCCAAGTCACCAACCAAGGAGCTGGTGCATCGCTCCGTGTTGATGATGAATCAACCGACACCACGCCCTTCATCGTGGACGCAGGAGGCAATGTCGGGGTCAAGACCGCCAGCCCCTCCACGGACTTTGAGGTGAACGGCAACGCCAAGGTGACCACGCTAAACATTGGTTCTTCTGGCACAATTTCCGCCTTGTCCTACGAAACAACTGGCCTTGCCGTCCATGTTAACCGAAGCGACTTCCCCAACGAAATCGCAATCGTCATTGGCGGTGTCACCTACCGAATCCCTGCCCGACAGGTCTGACCAAACTAAACCCCACTTTAAATCAGCCAGCCCCAGACTATAAATGAGCCAGCCCCCCGATCCATACCAGCGCCAGTTCAGCTTCACCGGCTGGAGCGTCAACCATCCTGGAGAGCCCCACCAGGGCAACCAGATGGACATAGAGTTCAACGAGATCCGCGACTGCCTGAACGACACCCAGGATCGTCTTGCCGAGATCCAGGAGGACGATGGATCCATCAAGGCATCGGCGCTGCCGATCACCTACCACGCCGGCACCGGAACGGTCAGAATTGTCATCGGCGGGGTCACTTACTCGATCCCGGCCTCGGTTGTGGCCCCCTGACATGTCGGACGAGCTGACGCTCGAGCAGTACAACGCCGCCAGGCGCATCCTGTCGGTCCGTCAGGCCCGCGAGAGCTTGATCGAGTTCTCCAGGCTGACGCTTCCCGACCCCGAGGATCCGGACAACCCCGAGCAATCGCGCTACAAGCCGGTCAAGCACCACAAGGTGATCGCCGCCGCGCTGGAAGAGGTCGAGCAGGGGCGGATCCAGAGGCTGATCATCACGATGCCACCCCGTCACGGCAAGTCGGAGCTGGCTTCAAGGCGCTTTCCTGCCTGGTTTTTGGGCCGGGACCCCTATCGGCAGATGATTTTCGCGACCTACAACGCCGATTTTGCACAGGATTTCGGTCGAAATGTGCGAGAAACCATGAGAAACCCGGCTTTTTCCCAGATTTTCCCTGGTTGCCGCATGCGCCAGGGCTCGCAGAGCTCGGAACGCATCGAAACCGAGGAAGGAGGCATGGCCGTGTTCGTCGGCACTGGAGGTTCGCTCACCGGCCGAGGCGCCGACCTGCTGATCATCGACGACCCGATCAAGGACCGCGAGGAAGCCGACAGCAAGAACAGCCGTGACAAGATGTGGGCCTGGTTCACGGAGGTCGCCATGACCCGACTGATGCCGGGAGGCCGCGTTGTCATCATCATGACGCGCTGGCACGAGGACGACCTCATCGGCCGGCTGATCGACCCGACAAACCCCTTCTACACCCGCGAGGAGGCCGCCAATTGGAAGGTCCTGGCGCTGCCTGCCCTGGCCAAGGACAACGACCCGATGGGCCGCAAGCCTGGCGATGCGCTTTGGCCCGAGCGCTACCCCAGGGACGTGCTGCTGCAGACCCAGCGCCTGCTCGGTCGCGGCTTCTCGGCCCTTTACCAGGGCGATCCGGCTCCGGATGACGGGGAGTTTTTCAAGAAGGAGTACATCCGGACCTACAATAGCGTTTCCGAGCTGCCCAGGAACCTGCGGATCTACGCGGCTAGCGACCACGCGGTGTCCCTGGACCAGGAGCGCGACGCCACGGTCCTCATGCCGTTCGGCCTGGACGAGGACAACAACGTCTGGATCCTGCCGGACGTCTGGTGGAGGCGCATGTCCACGGACAAGGTGGTCGACGCCATGGTCAACATGATCAAGATGCGAAAACCGATCTTCTGGTGGGCTGAGAAGGGCCACATCACCAAGTCGATCGGGCCGTTTTTGAGGAAGCGCATGGCCGAGGAGCACGCCCATTGCGCCGTGGTCGAGGTGACCCCGGCAAAGGACAAGATGACGCGTGCCCAGTCCATCCTGGGCAGGATGGCCATGGGCAAGGTCTATTTTCCCAAGTTTGCCCGCTGGTGGCAGGAGGCCGAGGCCGAGATGCTCAAGTTCCCGGCTGCCAAGCACGACGACTTCGTGGACGCCCTGGCTTACGTGGGCATAGGCCTGGACAGCCAGGTGCCGGCGACCGCAACAAAACCCAAGGAAGAGGGCCCCAGGCCGGGAACGTGGGCCTGGATCAAGCAATCGTCGCTGTCCAGGCTTAAACGTGAAAAAAGGTTGAAAAGCCCTTGGTCCTGATGGACCATGTGACACATGGAGTCCCCTGAGCAGCAGCCCGAAGGCCAGAGTTTGATCACGCGCAAGCCGCCTGACGACCTCTCGCTTGCGCGGCGTGCGCTAGCCGCCTCCTGGATGGACAAGGTGCAGCGCGCCAAGGCCCATTGGGAAAACGTCCACAAGCGGATGCGCGAGGACATGGACTTCTTCATGGGCAAGCAGTGGTACGACCAGCGCGAGGATGACGACCGTTACGTCGCCAACCTGGTGCAGCGGCACGTGCAGCAGCGCGTGTCCGCGCTCTACGCCAAGAACCCCAAGGCCGTGGCCAAGCGGCGCAAGACGATGGATTTCGTGCTGTGGGAGGAGGATCCCAACCAGCTCATCACGGCGCAGATGAAGAACGAGATGTCGATGCAGCAGACCGGAATGCCCGACCCCCAGGCCCTGGCGATCCTTCAGGACGTCACCCAGGGCATGGAGCGCCGGCGCGTGCTGGACCGCGTGGCCAAGACGATGGAGATCCTGTTCGAGGACATCATCGAGCGCGGAAACGTCAAGCAGCACATGAAGCAGCTGGTCCGGCGAGTGTGCGTCACGGGCGTCGGATTCGTGAAGATCGGCTACCACCGCGTGATGCAGAAGCGACCGGAGGACGCCGAGAAGATCACCGACGTCACGGAGCAGCTCTCCACGCTCGAGCGCCTGATCGCCGACCGCCAGGACGACAAGTACAGCGAGGACCACGCCAAGGCCGAGCAGCTGCGGCTTCTCCTGGCCGACCTTTCCAACAAGCCCGAGATGGTGGTGGACGAGGGGCTTGTGTTCGACTTCCCGCAGTCCAGCTCCATCATCGTGGACCCGCGCTGCCGCCAGCTCAAGGGCTTCATCGGCGCCGACTGGGTGGCCCAGGAGTTCATCCTGACGGTCGACGAGGTGAAGGAGATCTACTCCACGGACGTGTCCGTGAGCTACACCAAGCAGGAGCACGTGTCCCGCACCGACCCCATCCTGTCCGACGACGGCAAGAAGTCCGACTGCGACCTGGTCCGCGTGTGGGAGATCTACTGCAAGCGCGACGGCCTCAAGTACGTCGTGGCCGACGGGTATCCCGATTTCCTCGGCGAGCCCTACTGCCCCGAGATCAAGCTGCGCCGCTTCTGGCCCTTCTTTGTCCTGACATTCAACGAGGTCGAGAACGACCGTCACATCTACCCTCCCTCGGATGTCCGGCTGCTCACCCCGATCCAGCGCGAGTACAACCTTGCCAGGCAGCGGCTGCGCGAGCACCGCAACTCCAACCGACCCCTGTACGTGGCGCCTGTCGGCATGCTGTCCGACGAGGACATCGCCAGGCTGCAGGACCGCGAGGCCAACGCCGTGATCCAGCTCTCGGCCATGCAGCCAGGCCAGGCGGTCAACCAGGTGATCCAGCCGATGCAGCCGATCCAGATCGACCCGGCCCTGTACGACACCACCTTCCTTTTCGAGGACATCATGCGCACCGTGGGGTCCCAGGAGGCTAACCTCGGATCAACCGCCGGGTCAACCGCAACCGAGGTGTCGGTGGCCGAGTCCTCCCGAATGACCTCCCTGGGGTCCAATGTTGACGACCTGGACGAGTTCCTGTCCGAGATGACCAAGTCGGCCGGCGAGGTCCTGCTTGCCATGATGGACGCCCAGACCGTGCAGAAGATCTGCGGCCCGGGCTCCATGTGGCCCACCATGTCGGCCCAGGAGATCTCCGACCAGCTCATGCTGGACATCCAGGCCGGGTCCTCCGGCCGGCCCAACAAAGCCGCCGAGATCGCCAACTTTGAGCGCCTGGCGCCCACCCTGATCCAGATCCCCGGCATCGACCCCGTCTGGTTCGCCAAGGAGGCCATCAAGCGCATGGATGACGGCCTGGACCTCACGGACGCCATCCGGGCCACCCTGCCCTCAATCGTGGCCATGAACGCCCAGAAGCAGATGCCGACCGGCGATCCGGCCTCGGACCCCAATGCCCAGGGCGGCCAGGGCGGCCAGAACGGACCCTCCGGGGCCGAAGCCAGGGGCCAGAACGGCCCGGGCGACAACAGCCAGGTACAGGAAAACCAGCAAATTCAAGGTCAGGCTTGACCTTATCCACACAACACCGAAGATATTCACATGGAAGAGACGCTAAATAACACGCCAGCGGAGGACACGTCGACCTCCGCCCATGAAACCGTCACCGAGCCCAGCTCGGTCACGCACCAGGAGCCGCCGGCGACGGCTGAAGTTGTTGACGCTAAAGATAGTGCCCCGGTTTCGTCAGCCGAGGTCGACAAGGACGCTAAGGCCGATCTGTTGAGCGTTGTTCAAAACGCTCTCGATGAGGCTGATCCGGAGGATTCGTCCACCGACGGGAACCAGGACGGAGACGCTGGCGAGAACACCAAGACCGAGGAGGCGCAAAAGGACGGCGCCGACGAAGTCGCGGCCGACGCCAAGCAGCACGACAAAGTGCCATTCCACAACCATCCTCGATGGAAGGAGATGATCGGAGAGCGCGACTCCCTGAAACCCAGGGCGGAGCAATACGACAAGATCATGGGCTTCATGAGGTCCAACGGGCTTACTCCTCAGGAGATGGCCGAAGGACTGCGAGTGATGGCGCTGATGAGGAACAACCCCGCGGAGGCCTACCAGGCCATCCAGGGTTACGCGCAAAGGCTGGCCGAGATGACCGGGGACAAGCTCCCCGACGACGTCAAGGAACGGCTCGAGAGCGGACTCATCGACGACGACTCGGCCAAGGAGCTGGCCCGCCTCAAGGCGGAACGGCGAGCTGCCGAGGAGCAGGCTGTGCGCATGCAGCAGGAGGCCCTTGTGGCCAACCAGCGAGCCATGCACGACGCAGTCGCCACGTGGGAGAAGCGCGAGCGTGCCAAGGATCCGGACTGGGACAGCAAGTACGAGATGGTCAAGGATCGCGTTGTCTCGATCATGTCACAGGAGCGTCCGGCCAATCCCTCAGATGCAATCAAGGTCGCAAGTCGCGCCTTGGCAGAGGTGAATGACCGGTTGCGGCCTTTGGCAGGTCGATCTGGCAACGTGAGAACCCCGATCAGCTCGGTGTCGTCCTCAAGTACCCGACAGGCCCCCCGTTCCCTTGAGGAAGTGGTTCGGATGGGACTGTCAAAATAAACGAACCAGAACATCATGCCCAGCATCTCATTCACCACCCTGGAGTCCACCGTCGCGTCGGCGCTCGACTTCCACATCAAGTCCGACGCGTTCGCCCAGACCATCCAGGAGAAGCCCCTGATCAACGCCCTCACCCGGCGCCAGAAGTCCTTCCCCGGCGGCAAGGGCGACATCACCATGCCGGTCGTCTTCAACTACACGACCAGCATCGACGGTTACGAAGGCGACGACGAGGTCACCTACGCGAACCCGCAGAACACCAAGCGTGTCAAGTACCCCTGGTACGAGATCCACGCCGGTATCACCATGACCTTCACCGAGCTGAAGCAGGATGGCATCACCGTGACCGACTCGGTCACCGGCGAGTCCACCAGCCGCAAGTCCGGTCGCGAGGCCACCGTCCTGACGAACATCCTGAAGGCCAAGCTCGACGACATGACCGAGGGCTGGGCCCGCGACTTCAACAAGATGCTCTGGCTCGACGGCTCCCAGGACGCCAAGCAGGTCCCCGGGATCATGTCGTTCATCAAGCCCGCGGCCACCAATAACACCGGCACCGTCGGTGGCATCGCCCGAAACCTGACCGTCGACGGCAAGAAGGTCTGGCAGAACCGCGCCGACACGTTCACCTACGAGGCCGGCGCCACGAACATCATCGACGGCCTGCGCCGCGAGATCCGCCAGCTCAAGCGTTACGGCGGCAAGCCCAGCGTCATCTTCTGCGGCTCCGGGTTCCTGGAGCGGCTGGAGAAGGAGATCAGCTCCAAGGGTATCTTCACCCAGAGCGGCTTCTCCCAGGGCACGGACATCTCGATCGGGGTGCCCCGCATCCTCGGGATCGGCGAGTTCGTCTACGACCCCACCCTGGACGACCTGCCCAAGCACGACGGCACCGGCAACCAGACCAACCACGCCTACATCCTGGATGTCGACGGCCTCGGCCTCTACACCATGGAGGGCGAGGACAAGAAGGTCCACAACCCTGCCCGCCCCGAGAACAAGTACGTGCTCTACAAGGGCATGACCTGGACGGGCGCGATGACCTGCAAGCGGTTGTCCGGCAGCGGCCTGTACGTTGTCGAGGACGCGGAAGTCAGCCCCTGATCTCAGGATCAACGTCTAAGACCGGGGCCCCGAAAGGGGCCCCTTTTTTGGCCCTTGCATCCGGGCCAACCATGCTTTCAATGATGATCGCCATGCAAGTCGCCAACATCGAGCTGTTCATCAACGGCAGTCCACTGCACACGGTTTCCAAGCGGGTCACGCCGCCAGAGGCCGTCCTGCTCAACCACATCCACGGCGTCGGGTCCGTCGCTCAGCTGCAACTCGACGGCACCGTGAAACGCGGCAACCAGGAGGAGCGCGATCGGTTGCTCTCCATCTACGGAGAGAAGAACCTTCTCAAGGTCTTCCCCGGATTCAACCACCCCCTGCCCACCACGTTCAAGGAGGCTGGATTTGTGTCTGACTGATGGCACGCAACAGGACGCTAGCCGAGCTTCGCGACATGCTTCGCGCCGAGATCGGCGCGTCCTCCAACGTGGCCATGGGCATCAACACGTCCAACCAGCACGACCACATCCTTCGTCGCACCCAGGAGCGACTGTGGATCGACTTTGACTGGTGGTTCGGCCGCATTCAGCGCACCGAGCAGCTCAACGCCGGCCAGCGATATTACGCGTACGACAACGACGTGGACCCCGATCGCATCCTGGAAACCACGGTGAAGTACGCCGAGCACTGGCACATCGTTGAGTACGGAATCAGCACAGAGGACCGCAACATCTACGATGCGGACGAGGGCCAGGGCAACGACTTCGTCCTGCGCTGGGAGCATTACGAGAACGACATGTACGAGGTCTGGCCCGTTCCAACCTCTCCGCAGGTCCTCAAGTTCGAGTGCATTCGCAAGCTGCCTCCGCTGATCTCCTCGGATGACAGGGCCCTGCTGGACGACAACCTGATCGTGCTGTTCGCTGCGGCCGAGATCCTGGCCCGCGGAAAGGCCGAGGACGCCCAGCTCAAGCTGGCCCAGGCCAACAGCCTGTACGCCAGGATCAAGGGCGCGGGAAACAAGACCCAGTCCTTCGTGTTCGGCGGCCCGCTGCACCGCGGCGAACGCCTGCGCATCGTCGGCGGCAAGTTCGTCAGGGAGAAGTAATCCATGCCTTACCTCGTCGTAGAGAACTTCAACGGCGGGCTGGATACCCGCAGGCACGTCCTGGTGTCAAAGCCTGGCACGCTTGCCCAGCTCACCGACGCTCACGTCACAAGGGGCGGCGAGATCGAGAAGCGAAAGGCCTTCGTGCCATCCCGCGCCATCTCCGTGGACGTTGCAAAGGCCGCCGGCCGCATCGAGATGCGCAGCAGGATATACACCAGGAGCGCAAAGCTTGGCGGGGGCTCCAGGGACGCCGATGACGGCGGTTACAGCCTGAACACCAACCAGGCATTTGATTACGTTGGATCCTCCGTCATTGCCGGAAACGTCACGTCGGGCTTTGCTGATATTTATTACACACAGTTCATCAATAGCCCCGACCTTGCGCCGAACGGCGACGGCAAGTTTTACAAGAAGTCCAGGTTTTGCCTTTCGAATCGCTCTTACACGGCGGTTGGCGACGACCAGGTGCCGACGGGTTGGGATAACTATTACCTGGAGATCGACTTCGTCCTTGGCACCAGGACGACGAGCAGCGACGCCACGGAGGAGGTGCCCTTCTGGCCAGGGGCCGTCGAGTTCGACACGCCCGAGATCCAGGGAGAGCAAATTTGGATCGGCTCGTTTGAGCAGGAGCTGAGGTCGTCCGAGCTGCTTTCAGCAAAATACATCAAGTGGGAATATCCGAACCTGGACAAGGGCGGCCTCCTTGACGTCTCGTATTATGAGCCGGATCCTCCGGTAGACGAACTTGGGTCGACAGGCAACGCCAGGGATCCAAGCGCCCCGCTGTCGGTAAGGCAGCCAACAATGCCAGGTTTCATTTGGAATACGATTGGGGGCAATCCTGATCAGGTTGCCGTGGCGAGGACTTCCGGTGGCAGCATGCAGCTAGAGGACATGGTCGGACCCAGGAGCTTCATAAGGTGCGTTCAGGGAAGCCGAAAGGCGATAGCAAACGGCGAGATAGCCAGGCCATTCGGCACATTTTACAGCTGGTATGTCTCGCTCAACATGCCCTTCACGCCGGAGGACGGCGTCGAGCCGATCGGTCAGCCGCAGTACAACGGGATCAGGAAGATTTTCTGCGCACCCCCATTCTCGTTCTCGCCTTCGGACACTTGGCCGGTCGCCGGCGAAGTGGAGGAGAACAAGTCGGAGATCGAGATCTGGTACAACGCCGGCAACATTCCCGGCGTCGGGTTTTCCGAGATCTCGGGACACACAGTCAACCTTGTGGCCAGGATCGTCAAGAGGAAGCTCAGGAAGAGGATTCAGGACAAGGATGTCATTGTCGAGTTCGACGGTGACGAGTGGATCGAGCACTCCAGCAAGCTTGTGACGGCCAAGCTGCCTGTGCACTCCGGGTCCAATCCGAACCAATACAAGCTCTCCGCCAAGATCGAGCTCCCCATCGAGAGCGGATGGGTTTACACTGTGAGCGATTTTTACGTCTCTCAGGTCCTCAAGGACGGTGACGGAGGCCCCAGGGTCGATCTACCACCTGGCACGTTCGGCCTGGAAAGCGTCGGTGACAGGCTTTACACATTCACGTCCCAGCAGGGGATCACCAGGACAGGCCCGGCCTGGCACAACATGTACGTGGCCAGGCTGGTGCACCCCAAGGGCGCATCCATGACCGGCGTGAAATCCAGCACCGTGTTCGGCGGCAGGATCTTCGTTGTCGCGGAGTTCGACGACGGCACAGTGCTTCCGTTTTACGGCCCGTCCGCAACCAGCGACGACGCCGAGTTCAGTCCTGTGAACAACTTTGTGGACGGAGTCTCCGGTCTGAACGACGACCTTGGCGGGATCCTGGACAGGATGAGGTCGGAAGGTGTGTTTTCCCAAGTCGAGAACGTCTCGCCAGGCGTGTACGAGGTTTCAACCACGCCATCTCTCGGATACAACGTGACATCGTCAACCACCGGACTGGCGGCCGTCTCGCACCAGGAGACCCAGGTCGAGCAGCCGGGATCGCTTGAGGTCGCATCAAAGGGGTCCTTCACGATAACCAACGGCTCCGATGGATCGGCATCGATCAAGTCAGGAAGGATGACATCCGGATTATTCCCGGGCATGACGGCGGATGACAGGATAATGGGCATATACGTTGGCACCGTGGGTGACCTGACAAGCATAGCTTTGCTTCCGTCAGACGGCATGACCTACAACGATTTTGTGAGCACCAGGCCTGGTTGGAACAACGGTCCCAAGACCGCGCACGCCATCGCCAGGTACGTCAACAACAACTCGTCGGTCAGCGGATACTCGGCCACGTACTGGATAGACAACAACAGGGGCACGGATTCCGGGTATTTCAAGATACTCGCCCCAGACGAGGACGGTGAGACGGCCAATGGCAGGGAAGTATGGTTCGAGCTTTCGGGAACACCAAGCCCATCCATTTTCTACGCGTTAGCCGGATGGTTCGATATCGGATCCATCACCGCAAGCCCGTTCAACCCAGGAAGGAGCATCGTGAAGTTCGGCACATTCGCCGGAGGGGCCCTTAATGCGATCACATCCGTCAAGGTCGACGGAGTCGAGGTGATGTCCAAGTCCCTGGTTCGTTTCCAGGAATCGTCCTCGTTCACGGCGCAGAAGGTCGCGGAATCCATCAACGAGTCCTCCACGCTTTACCAGGCCGTCGCAAACGGTCCTGAGGTCATCATACAGGGCAGGCCTGGCGCCGGAGACACGCCGAACGGCAACATGATCTCAGTTGCCTTCGAGGGCAACATAGAGGTCGGGTCTGTCCAGAAAATGTCTGGTGGAAAGCCGGCTTTCTCCGGCGTGCCACAGAAGATAAAGATGAGCCTCATAAACAAGGGGGAGCCTGGCGACAAGTTCTCGTTCACGCTCACGCCCAAGTCCGGGATCGGCGACCCGATCACCGTGGGCGCCGGAAGGGTGGCCGGGCTCAAGCCTGGCGCAGCCATAACCTTCAGGTCCAAGGTGTACCTTTCGGCCGGATCGGTGCTGTATTTCTCGGGTCTGAACGACGCCACAAAGTGGGGAACCTTCGACCTTGGATCCGGTTTCATCGACATGTCGAACAGCCTGGGGGAGCGCGACGACATCACGGCCATGGGCATCTACCAGGACAGGATGGCGATCTTCACCAGGAGAAACGTGCAGATCTGGATCATCGACGTTGATTCGACGAACAACGAGCAATCGGTTGTGCTGCTGAACACCGGTTGCCTGGCGGCCGAGAGCGTGACATCCGTGGGCGCGTCGGACGTCCTCTACCTCTCAGAGTCCGGCATCAGGTCCCTCAGAGCCCGCGAGGGCACGGACACGGCGTTCTCCATGGACATAGGCTCGGCGGTCGACACCATCGTGAGGGACAAGCTCACCCAGGTCGGGGAGGCCGTGTCATCTGCCGCGTGCTCCGTGATAGACCCCAAGGAAGGCCGTTTCATGATGTCCATAGGCTCGGAAATATTCGTCCTTTCGTACTACCCTGGGTCCAACATATCGGCCTGGTCCAGGTACGTCGCACCAGGTGTTGTCGAGAAGATGGTCTCAAGGTCGGACGGCCTGATCTTCATGACCTGCTTCAGCGACGACGACAGGATCGTCTATTGCTATGGCGGCAGGACCGGCATGGAGCTCGACGCCCCTGACTACGTTCAGGTGGGCGGGGAATGGGTCCCGGTGTCAGACACCGGCGTGACTTCCGCGGTCATTGAGCTGCCCTACCTTGACGCCCAGAAGCCGGCCACGTACAAGTCCGTCAAGGCGATCGACCTTGTCTGCACCGGCCTGTGGGAGGTTTCCATGGGCATGGACCACACCAATCCAAACGCCAGGGACGTGATCGCCAGGATTAGCCAGCCGTCATACGCCATCGGCCAGATCCCCGCGGTTGGCACAGGCACACACATCGGGATCAAGCTGGTGTCCACCCAGCCCGGCCCGGCCCGGCTGTCCAACTTCATCGTCCACTACGATGACATGAACTCCAAACATGACGCTGGCTAAGCTCAACGAGGTAGACCTGGATTACGTGACCCACCGGCTCAGGGAAGACGACCTTAGGGAGGTCATGGCCACCAGGTGGACCGACGACCCGGTTGCCCTGACGTCCGACATCATGTCGAACGGCGAGTTCGGCTGGATTGCCGGCACGGAAGACAGGGTCCCGGTGGCCGCCTTTGGCGCCATACCTGTCTGGAACGGCGTCTGGGAGGTCTGGCTTATCGCAACCGAGGACTGGCCAAAGGTGGCCCTCGGGGTGACCAAATTCATCAAGAAAACCATGATCCCGGCCATGAGAGAGGCCGGCGTCCACAGGGCCCAGTGCCGGTCCATAGAGGGCCACGAGACGGCCCATAGGTGGCTAGAGTTCCTGGGAGCCCACAGGGAGTCGACCATGCCCAAGTTCGGCAGGGATGGGGAGACTTTTCACCTTTATTGCTGGACTGAGCCTGGGATCTGCCCAAGATAACGGCATGTGTTCAGGAGGAGGAGACGGCGGAGCGGCGGCCAGGGCCAGGGCCGAGGAGGAGGCGCGTCAGGAGCGCGTCCGCAAGGGCACGGCAAGCATCGACAGGGCATTTTCAGGTTTCGATAACTCGTTCTACCAGAACAGGCAGAAAGCCTACCTTGACTACGCAACACCCCAGCTTGCCGACCAGTACAGGCAGGCCCAGGACGCGCTAGCATTCAACCTGGCAAGGAAGGGACTCACTGGGTCCAGCGAGATGGGCAAGGGCGTCGCGGACCTCACCAGGCAGCACAAGATCGCCAGGTCATCCCTTGAGTCGAACGCACTCAACATGGCCAACGAAGCGCGCAAAAACGTTGAGAGCAACCGCAGCGACCTGCTTGGACAGCTGACCATGAATGCAAACGCCGACCTGGCCGCAAGCCAGTCACTGGCTAGGGCAGACGTGCTTTCATCCACCCCAGGGTTTAGCCCGATCGGCAAGCTTTTCGAGAACACCACCGGCCTCCTTGGCAATGCAGCCACGGCCCAGGCCTACAACCCCAACGCCAGGGGTATGTCTGGCTACACAGACCTCTTCACAGGTGGTTCCAAGGGGTCCAGCAAGATCGTGAAAACCTAACATGTGCGAACCAATGTCAGCATCTCTAGCCCTGATGGCAGCCGGCACGGCAGCCCAGGTGCATGGCCAGCGCAAGGCCCAGAAGGCCATGAGCAGCGCCCAGGAAGCGGAGGCGATGCGCCAGAAGAAGCTACGCGAGGAAGGAGAGGGCATTTTTAGTCAATCGCTTGGAAAGCTTGGCGCAGACAGCCAGGTCAAGGCAATCGAGGAAGCTGGGGCAAGCAGGGGTGAGCAAATGGCCGGAGCCCAGGAAAGCATCATTCCGTCTGAGGTTAAGCAGCAAGGCGACGCGCCCTCGGTTGTCGCGGATGACACCGCGGCCAGGGTTTCCGCTGCAACCGGCAAGGCAAGGCAGCGCGCCCTGGCGGAGGGTTTCCTTGGTGGATATGGTGATGTGAGCCTGAGCAATGCGTTGCAGAACGTCAGGGCTAACCAGGGCATAGGTGTTCTAAACAACTTCAGGCAGGGATCGCAGGGTGTGCTTGACTATGAAATGTCCAACGCGTCCATGGCTGGTGACAGGTGGAAGAACATCGGCGGAGCCCTTCAGGCTGCCGCAGCCCTAACCGGCATGTACGGGGCCATGGCCCCGGCATCAGCGGCCACGACGGCCGGCACCAGCACCGCCGGCACTCTTCTCGAGGGTGCGCAGGCAAAGTCGATCGCCGACGCGGCAGCTGGAATGTCAGGGTTTAGCCCTGGGATCCAAGCCGTGATGGACGGCGGCACATTCCTTGGTGGAACCGGCGTTGCGCCCATAGGGGCTGGATCCAGCCTGGTCCCCTCGTTCCTACCCTCTACTATGCAAACCGCCACATCTTCAATTCCTTCATTCTTCGACCCGGCAATGCTAACGCCAATGGCAGGCCTTGGCGCTGGCGCAAGATTCAGGCCCAACACTTCATTCCCTGGCCGGGCTAGGCCCATTCGATAAATGCCTCCAAGAAACAATCAGATCAATTGGGAAGCCCTAACAGGCAATGTGGCAAACATGACCGGGCTGAACCCGGCCATGGAAGCCCAACGCCGCAGGAGCTTGATGGCGGAAACGGAGCACCAGGACAACAGGGCTCTCATCGCTGCCAAGCTGTCTACAGAGGGCATGAGGCCTGCTGAGATCGCCGCGACCATAGCAAAGCTCAATTCAGATACTGGCTACAACACCGAGCGCACGCGGGGCGCCAGGATCCAGAACGACGCGTCTGTCGAGATATGGAACGACCCCAGGATGGATCCGGCCAGGCAGGCCATTGCCGGCCTTAATCCGGACCAGATCATGCAGGCCAGGAGGGGCCAGCAACAGATCGATCTTAACCAGCGCGTTGCCGACGAGGGCATCGGGGACGCCACCAGCGGACCGAACTACAGGACCCTGGCTGCCCTTGCGGCAGCCGGCGGCAACCCGTCGGCCGCAGCCAACGTTTTCCACAACGATCCCAACAGGGCATGGTACTCGGTAAACGGTAGCTTGGTGAACCCTAACTTGTCTGGCGCCGTAGGGCGCGGTCAACAGGGAGGTGCTGCTCCAGCTCAGCCGCCGAGCAACATTGTGATGCCGAGCTCGGGCCTGAACTACGTTGGCGGACAACCCGTTTTCCCCCAGGCCGCGCAGCCGTCAATGGGTCCGATCGGAGATCCCAATACGCTTGCCGGCATCATAACCCCTCCGGCCAGGCCTGGATCCGCTCAAGTTGGAGGCGCAGCCGGTGCTGCCCAGGGACCCGTCAAGGCGTCCGACTTCAACACCTACGAGGGCTACTTCCGCACCGCCCTGGAGCGCATGAACCGCATGTCCGACGACGGGAAGTCGTACGAGCAGATCCTGCGCCCCGAGCAGGCGGACTCGATCGCCGGCCTGGCCCACGACCTAATGGCCAACGCTGCCCAGGAGGGCATCAGCCATCCGCAGCAGGCCCTGGAAAGGGCTTACGAGATTGCCACTGGGTCGCGCATGCCAACAGCCGAGGACAATGAGGTTGTTACTCACGAAGGCCTTATCTGGAACTCAACTGAGACCCAAGGACGCAACATTGTCGGATACGACCAGTCCAAGGTTGATCAGTACAGGGCCAACCTCAGGGACGGAACCCTCAGGTCCCTTGGTGTAGACAACGATCTCATCAGCAAGGCCATCGGATCCACCGCGACGCCTGGCACGACCGGCATGCTGCCTGGCGGAGCATCAACGCCTTCATCCATTGCATCGCAGGTGTCCCAGCCTGCAAAGGCAGCGCAGCAACCGCAGCCGAAGAAAGGTGAGATCCTCAAGGCCAACCAGGAGAACCTCAAGGGCGTCAATGCGTCCGGTGAGTTCAGCGCCGGAGGGGTTGACTTTGTCGGTTTCGACAAATTCCAGCAGCAGGTTGATTCCGGAAAGGTCCAATGGGATCCCGCGAAGCCGCTGCTCATCAGCCCCAAGGATGGCAGCGGAGCCATCATCCAGGCGTATTGGAATCCGAATAGGAAAGTGTTCCAGGACGCCCCTCCTGTCATGGAAGGAGACGACGAGCTGGCCAATGCGCTCAGCCATCTCCAGGGCAAAGACGACCTGGACGCGCTCGGAGGAATGTCCGGAAGCGGCAAGCCGATCTCCAGCTTGTTCAGGCCCGTCGGCGCCTACGAGGATTCGCTCGAAACGGCCCTGCAGACCGCCGTGCAAAGGGGGCTGCTGCGCCAGGAGGACTACGAAACGGCCGCACAAATGGACAGGCAGTACGATCCTGTTAGCGGAAAGGGCGCCGGCGGACTCAGAGCCACCTCTGGAAGTCAGACTGGAAAGGGCATGACGGCCGGTTACTACAGGGCCAATCTTCTGCAAAGCGTGCTTCCTGACCTGATGAACGATCAGCGCAGGGCAGGCCTTGCCGATGTCCGAATCGGTGGCTGGGCCCAGGGCAAATTCAACTCAAACGGGATCCCCACGGACGCCCTGAAGGTTGCCGAGCAAATGGGCATAGACAAGTCCAGGTACGGGATACCGGATGATCCAGTGACAGGCATTGGGGCTATGATTAGGCCTATTGGGTACTCTGAGGACAGGAAGGCCATCGAATCCGGCCTTGCCATGTTCTTCAGCGACGTGATGGCCGGCAATGCCTCGTACAGCGACCCTAAGATCAACATTGCTCCAGGCGGCAAATTTGAAGGTGAAGTACCCTACAGGGACGGCACTATGCCGGTTCAGGCCGCCCCCAGGGTTAGCATGCCGCAATCCTACTCCCAGACCCGCCAGAACATGACCGGTCACGGGGAGCCTAAGCCCAGGAGGCAGGGTCTTGACCCGGCCAACGACATCCCATGGCCATTTGAGGTAAGGGGCACCCCCAGGGTTAGCATGCCGGAATCCTACTCTCAAACCCGTCAAAACTTGAGCGGCCATGGGGATATCAAGCCTAGGAGGCAGAGCATTGACGAGGCCAACGACATCCCGTGGCCATTTGAGGTAAGGCGTTAAAAAAGGGTTGAACAACCCGGCCATCTGGTTGACCATTGTCCATGGCTAGGGAGTTCGATCCTGCACAGTTCAACGTTGGCCTTCCTGGTGCGCAACCTCCGGGTCAGCAGGTTCCATATGAAACGCCGGCCACTCCATATGCCAACGAGTACAAGCCGGAGGATGTTGTAGTAAGCGATCCAACTACCTTGCCCTCGGGAGCGGGAACTGCAGCAAGAGGTGCGCTGAGATCGCTTGCGCCGACCATTGCAGGTGCTGCCGTAATTCCATTGGGAGCTGCTGGAGGAGGTTTTGTTGGTTCCC